ACACCTTGTAAGCCTTATGATACCAAACAAAAACCAAGTTGCAACCTACCTATATACGAAAATTGGAGGACTTTCAGACTAAGTTTTTTTCTCATGTTTGCAGGTGTCCACTTTCTTTCTTACTTATTATTAGATAAAGATAATCTATATTTATATATATAGGTAGGTTGCAAGGTGGACATCGCCTTTACGCACAAGGGTTTGAGGGTGGCTACTATGTGTCCACTAGGGTATAAAAGGTAGACTATTGTCAACCACCCCACAAAACCCTGTTCTGTGCAACAAGTTGGGGACAAGTGTCCCTGCATCACAGAAAGATCTTGTGTTGCTCGGCTAACTTCCATGTGGTGAGTGCGACCCAATGATCCGAGTGTAGTTCACCATTACGCAACTCCTTGACCTTCTTGATTGCTGACTCCATGGTTGAGAAGAGTTTCGCATCGCCTTTGCTGTTGCGTGCAAACTCACAGATAACGCCGTTGGTTTTGTATGCTACGACAAAGCATATGGGTTTGTTGATGTGTTTCATGGTATTACTCCTTCGTTGGTTGATTAAGAATCTACTGCGGTAAAAAGGGTAGGACTAATAACTTCTTTCTCTGTTCTAAACCAAAAGGCTAGGCTTTCGTGTGTGCCAGACCTATTGTCAGACGGCTCGCTACTGAACCGCAGAACATATTGATGCTTGCACTTGTACATATCGGCAGGCTCAAACTTTTGGATAGGCACAAACACAGTACCCAAGAATGTGCAATCAGGGCAATCGTGTTCGTACAAAGGTGTTGCTAAGTGTTTCATTGATGACATGGTGATACTCCTTATTTGATGATTAGGTGAAAGTTATTGCTGTGACGGACTACATAAGCGTTGATACCAGCACTACGCAACTTGTTGATAAACGCTTTTGCTTCTTCTTTACTGCTGAACTCAATGGTTGGGTTCATGATTACTCCTTCGTTGGTTTACTGCAATAGGTTTGACAGAAAACAGAACCGCCTTGCGACCTCGCTTGCTCGGCTTGTCCTGTAATTTCTGTCAAATGTGTTGGGGACAAATGTCCCTGATTACTTCTTAGCAAAGGCTTGCTCAACAGCACGCAACACCTGAGCCTTCGTCATACCCCAAGACTTGATTGCCTTAGCCTTAGACTGCACAACATCTTGCTTAGCACTAACCCTTGGCTGACTAGTGGTCTTGTGGTACTTGCCAACACTCCGTTGCCATTGCTTCGTGGCGGTGTCGTGACGATTTTCTCTCTCACAATCCTCGTGAGAGTAGAACTGCCAAGACCCTGTCGAGGTCTGTTGATAGTGAATCGTTGTCTTGTGCTTCTCACCATAGGCTTCGGCATGGGCATGGGCTAACTTCTCCACAACAGATTCCGATAGATAGAACTCCTTGCCCTTATCCTCGGCTTGCTTGAGTGCGTCAGCGTTCTTGAACCCCAAAGCCTGAGCCAATGCGTCAGCCCATGAGATGTTGGCAACAATAAACGATTTGTATTGATTAACTAATTGCATAGTAATACTCCTTGATAAATGCGGGGACATGTGTCCCCAAAAAGAAAAAGCCAAGCGGTTAGGCTTGGCTCTGCTTGTGTTGGACTACTCAACCAACACCTTAATTATACCACAACGGGTTGTGGAGAACCCTGATTTGCCCTGTTCTTGACCCCCACCCGATACCCACCCAACCAATTTTGCGTGTGGCATGCGTCCGACCAATAACAGTGTTCGTTAACCGCAAAATAAAAAACTGTCAAATTTTGTAAAAAAATAGGGGGGTTATGTCAAATCTTAGACATTGGGTAGGTGGGGGCAGTGACACCAAGTATGTGAAGCTAAAACGCCACCACCCCCTGCTCACGTGAAGAGCAAAATTAGTATACAGAAAAAAGCCCCCGGCAAGGAGTCCGGGGGCGCAAGGTGAGTGTGAACCCACGAAAGGAACCGCAGCCCAAACGAAGGAAAAAACTGCGGCAAGAGCAGTATACATAAAAAACTTTACACAACAAAGAAAAACCGGTTACACTCCGTGTAACCGTGTCAGCAGTACCCCGTGTTTTCCCACGCAACCAAAGGAGATTAGACACACGATGTTTTTGGAGCACCTGGTAACAGCAAAGGCAGCAGACTTTATCCCAGATCTTATACAAGATCCGGCGGCTTTCACGTCTTTAGACGAAGCAACCCCAGCGCAAACCCTCTCCGCACAGCATAAAACGAGCCAGTGGCTAAAGAGTCTTACCGAAGAAGACGATGAGATACTAACTGAAGCCCAAGAAGAAAAAACCACTAGCGCATTTAATGCCCTAGTCACCGCCGACCCCAAGGCAAAACAAAAACTATTAGAACTGGACCTACCAGAAGAGATAAAGTCAGCCGTTGGGATGGTCACTGCCTACCAGTGGAAGTTTATTGAGCAGGCAGAAGAACTCAGAAGCATGGCAGTTAGCCATATCGTGAAGGAAATTAAGCACCCAGACGCCCGGATACGGCTAAAAGCATTGGAAATGCTGGGCAAGGTTACGGAAGTAGCGCTGTTTACAGACAGAGTTACTGTAAAAAATGAAGAGATGAGTGATGAAGAGCTGGATCAGAAAATAAAAGAGAAGCTAAGTAGGTACATGGGCGCTGTTGACATCGTGGATGTTGAGGAAAAAGAATGAACTACGAGTTCATGACCCCAGAAGAGGCGCTTGCAGCGCAAAAAGCGCTTAAGCACATGACTAAATACGAGAAACTTGTCTTTTTGGATGAGTTAACTAAAAAAGATCACAGGCATCGGCTCAAAGTTGCAAAAAAGAACCCGATTGCGTTTGCTAAACAGGTGTATCCGGGCTTTAAAGTAGGCCCCCACCATAAAAAATTAGCCAAAATATTCCAAGACGTTGTAGACGGCAAAAAGAAACGGGTGATTATCAATATCGCACCCCGTATGGGTAAGTCGGAGTTCTCCAGCTACCTGTTCCCAGCGTACTTTTTGGGTAACTACCCAAATAAAAAAATCATCATGGGCACTCATACAGCGTCTCTCTCGGAAGACTTTGGTCGAAGAGTAAGGAACTTAATTGAATCCGAAGAATACAGAGAAATCTTCCCAAACACCGTGGTGGCAGACGACCAGAAAGCGGCGGGGAAGTGGTCTACTGGCGCTGGTGGTCAGTATTACGCTGCTGGTGTCGGCGGGGCTTTGGCAGGTCGCGGTGCTGACCTATTTGTTATTGACGACCCACATTCTGAACAAGATATGAAGGCGAACAGCCGCTTGGCGTTTGATAATGCGTGGAGCTGGTTTCAAACCGGACCGCTACAACGTCTCATGCCAGGTGGTGCCATCATAGTAATCATGACGCGTTGGAGTCTACTAGATCTGACCGGGCGCTTAATTGACTACCAGATTAAAAATCCAGAAACCATACCTTGGGAAATCGTACAGTTGCCAGCCATTATGGATGAGGGCACGGATAAAGAGAAATCGCTTTGGCCTGCGCAATGGAACCTAGAGGCGTTAAAAAATACTAAGGCGTCGATTGACCCACGGTTTTGGAATGCGCAGTACATGCAGAACCCCACGTCCGATATGTCGGCATTGGTGTCAAGAAAAGACTGGCGGATCTGGGAGGCAGAAGATCCACCCCCATGCGACTACGTGATTCAGTCTTGGGATACAGCACACGAGGTAAAGACATCTAGCGACTACAGCGCTTGTACGACATGGGGCGTCTGGTACAACAACGAGGACAAGAATAGTCCAAACCTGATCCTGCTTGACGCTTTCAAAGAGCGTATGACCTTCCCGGAGTTAAAGGCGACGGCACTAAGACACTATAAAGAGTGGAACCCAGATGCGTTTATCGTGGAAAAAAAAGCAGCGGGTAGCCCGTTAATTCAAGAGTTACGTCGCATCGGCATACCAGTACAAGAGTTTTCTCCATCCAGAGGTAACGATAAAATGGTGCGTTTGAATGCGGTTGCTGATTTGTTCACGAGTGGCAAAGTGTGGGCGCCAGATACACGCTGGGCACGTGAAGTGATTGAGGAAATTGCATCGTTTCCAGTTGGCGAACATGACGATTACGTGGATACTACAACCCAGGCGCTTTTGCGTTATCGGCAAGGGGGTTTTATTAGCCTCGATACCGACGAGAAAGATGACGATTTGTTATATAAATACCGCAGAAAAGCGGCGTACTATTAGGAAAAATCATGAGCATAGAAAAATCACTATACGCAGCCCCAGAGGGACTTGCCGGATTAGATCAAGAACCCGATATTGAGATTGAGATTGAGGACCCAGAATCAGTAAAGCTAAGCATTGAAGGAGAAGAGATCCTTGAGATGCGCCAAGGTGATGGCGAGGGTGACTTTAATGAAAACTTAGCGGATGTGCTAGATGAGGGCACGATACAAAGCCTGGCAGGAGACCTTGCAGAGGATATATCAAATGACCTAGCTTCCCGCAAAGACTGGGAGCAGATGTACAAGGACGGTATTACGCTATTGGGTTTGAAGTTTGAGGAAAGAACAGAACCATGGGATGGCGCATGCGGTGTATTCCACCCGATGATTACAGAAGCGGTAGTGCGGTTTCAGTCCGACACCATCATGGAGACTTTTCCAGCAAGGGGCCCCGTACGGACGCAAATAGTTGGTAAAGAGACGCCAGAGAAAAAAGAAGCGGCGACTCGTGTTGAAGAGGACATGAACTATCAGCTCACGGAGAAAATGCCGGAGTACCGCCCTGAGCACGAGAAGATGTTGTGGAACCTGCCAAGCGCTGGTTCGGCATTTAAGAAGGTGTATTACGACCCAAGCCTAGAGCGCCAAGTATCCATATTTATCCCAGCAGAAGATGTGATTCTGCCATACGGCGTCTCCGAAATTAACACCTGCCACCGCATTACCCACGTGATGCGCAAGAACAAGAACGACCTGTTAAAGCTCATGAATGCAGGGTTTTATCGAGAAACTGAGCTAGGCGAGCCTAGTCGGTTCACAAGCGATATTCAAGAACGCAAGGACAAAGAGACCGGGTTCTCGGCATCCTACGACGACCGCTTTGAGATTTATGAGTCGCATGTTGACTTAGATATTCCTGGCTACGAGGATTTAAATGATGATGGCGAGCCAACAGGTATTGCTCTGCCATATGTCGTAACGATGATCCGTGGTACGGACGAGGTCTTGGCAATTCGCCGTAATTGGAAAGAAGAAGACCCACTGAAGTTAAAGCGTCACCACTTCGTGCACTATCAGTACATCCCTGGATATGGGGCGTATGGCTTTGGTTTGTTCCACCTGATCGGTGGTTATGCGAAGTCTGCGACTTCTATAATGAGGCAGCTCGTAGATGCAGGTACGCTGTCGAACCTGCCCGGTGGTCTAAAAGCTAGAGGACTACGCATCAAGGGCGACGATACGCCAATTAGTCCGGGAGAGTTCCGTGACGTGGATTTGGGTAGTGGCAATATTCGGGACAACATCCTGCCCCTGCCTTACAAAGAGCCTTCGATGGTTCTGTCGGGGTTAATGGACAAGATCGTTGAGGAAGGTAGACGCTTTGCGGCTACTTCGGATATGAAGATTGCCGATATGTCTAACCAAGCGCCAGTTGGTACAACGTTGGCGATTCTGGAGCGGACGTTGAAAGTGATGTCAGCGGTTCAAGCCCGTGTACACTATTCGATGAAGCAAGAATTGCAGTTACTAGCTGCAATTATCAGAGACTACACAGATGACGAATACACCTACGAGCCAGAAGACGGAACAGCGCGTGCAAAGAAGGCGGACTATAGCAATGTTGAAGTGCTTCCCGTCTCAGACCCAAATGCGGCTACCCTTTCCCAAAGAGTCGTTCAGTACCAAGCTGTCATTCAATTGGCGCAGATGGCTCCACAGATTTACAATCTGCCGGTTTTACATCGTCAGATGCTGGAAGTGCTGGGTATTAAGCATGCAAGTAAGCTGGTGCCGTTGGAAGAAGACCAAAAACCAAAAGACCCGGTAACAGAGAATCAAAACGTTCTTAAGGGTAAACCCTTAAAGGCATTCTCGTATCAAGACCACGAAGCACACATCAAGGTGCACCAGATGGCGATGCAAGATCCCATCGTACAGCAACTTATTGGTCAGAACCCCATGGCGCAGGTTATACAGTCAGCCATGCAGGCACACATCGCCGAGCACGTGGGTTATGCATACAGAAACAAAATAGAACTAGCCCTCGGCGTTGCACTACCTAACTCAGAAGATGAGCTCCCAGATGAAATGGAAAAAGAGATCAGCCGCCTCATGGCAGAAGCGGCACCGCAGGTATTGGCAGAGTCCCAAGCCATGGCTGCTCAACAGCAAGCCCAGCAAAACGCACAAGATCCAGTCTTACAAATGCAGATGCAAGAACTTGAGCTTAAGAAGCAAGAGTTGCAGCTCAAAGCCCAGAAACTACAGGTGGATGGGGCTGCCAAGATGGACGAGCTAGCCATGAAGAAGCAAGAACTTGAGGCTAACGCTCAGCTTGAGATGATCAAATTGGGCCAAAAACAACAACTTGACGGCACTAAATTAGGTGTAGAAATAGCCAAAAGCCGCAGGGAAATGATGAAAAAAACGAAGGAGTAATACATGCAACTAGAAACGATGAGTTTTGCCCAAGCGTTAAGAGAGAAAATTCGCTCGGACATGAACAACTTTACAGACGATATGGCTGGTGGGCAGTGCATTGACCATGCGTCTTACAAGGAACTTTGCGGGGTGATTCGAGGTCTAGCCTACGCAGAGCGGCATTTAATTGACCTCGCTGACAACATAGAGAAGGCTAACGATGAGTGAAGCTATAGCAGTTCCGGAGAATGAATTAATCCTGCCGCCGGGCGTAAGAGCCCCAGAAGTGGATTCAGAGTACGAATCAGCAGAAGTTAAGGCAAAAGCGCTACCAGAGCCAAAAGGCTGGCGGATGCTGTGTGCTTTGATTGACCCTGACGATACTTATGAAAGTGGTCTTGTAAAAGCCGATGCGACCAAACAAGTTGAGGAGTTAACCTCCCCAGTACTGTTTGTCATCAAAATCGGATCCACTGCATATGATCCAGAGAAGTTCCCAGAAGGACCTTGGTGTAAGGAGGGTGACTTTGTTATTACTCGCCCGTATACCGGGACACGGATCAAAATCCACGGCAAAGAGTTTCGCTTGATTAATGATGATCAGGTGGAAGCAACAGTCGAAGACCCACGCGGAATTTCCCGCGTTTAACAGGAGAAAAATATGCCAGATAATGACGAATTTAAGTTTCCTCACGAAACAGAGGAAGAGGCGCAAGCTGACACCGAAATTGATATTGACGTATCGGCGGAATCCGATGTGGATATTGAGATTGAAGACGATACCCCTGAAATTGACCGCAGAGCCAAGCCCCTAGACCGAGAGGTTGAAGACCCAACGGACGAAGAAATTGAGTCTTATACCAAAGGAGCACAGGCACGGATCAAAGAACTTACTCACGCACGTCACGATGAGAGACGGGCTAAAGAAGAGGCTTTGCGTGAAAAAGTTGAACTTGAGCGGCTAACTCAGCAAATTTTGGATGAGAACCGCAGGCTTAAAGAGTATGTAAAAACAGGCGAAACGACTTTCCAAGAAACGCTACAGGCTAAAGCTGAAGCAGAAATGGAAATGGCACGACGCAAGTACAAAGAAGCACAAGAGTCTTACGACTCTGATGCCATGCTTGAAGCTCAAGAAAACTTGACAGATGCAAAGATGAAACTTGAAAGTGCAAAAAATTTCAAGCCTACCCCTTTACAAAATAATCAAGATGATGTACAAAGGTATCAAACGGCTCCCGAAGCCCCTAGACTTGATGACAAAACCTTGCGCTGGCAAGCAAAAAACCAGTGGTTTGGAACTCCGGGATACGAAGAAATGACGGCCTTTGCACTAGGGCTGCACCAAAAACTAGTTGCTACCGGGGTAGACCCCCGCTCAGACGAATATTTCGATCGTGTCGACGGTCGCTTGAAGCAAGTGTTCCCAGAAGTCTTTAGTGACGTAAAGGGCGCTAACCCGGTTAAGGCTGAGCCGACTAAAAAACCTGCGAATGTTGTGGCTTCTGCCACCCGTTCTTCGGGTGCTAAGAAAATAGTCAAACTAACTACTACGCAAGCTCGTCTTGCAGACAAGTATGGTTTGTCCCACAAACAGTATGCACAGGAAATTTTAAAATTGGAGGCTCAAAATGGCTAATAACCGCACACCTCGTGAACAAGAATCACGCGAAAAAAACCCAACTCGGTATGTTTACAAACCGCCGAGCTCTTTGCCAGATCCAGCACCAGATCCAGATTATGAGTTTCACTGGGTTGCGGTAGCAATCGCAGGACAATCTAACCACACTAACGTGTCGCAGAGGTTCCGTGATCACTGGGTGCCGTGTAAGGCAGAGGACTATCCAGAGTTGCAAGTACAAGGCAACAAGGATGGCAACGTAGAAATCGGTGGACTGCTTTTATGCAAGAAACCAAAAGAGATGGCTGAAGCCCGCAGAGACTATTTTGAGAAAAAAGCTCAACAACAAATGGAATCTGTAGACAACAGCTTTATGAAAAATAGCAACCCAAATATGCCTTTGTTTGCTGAGCGTAAAAGCACAACAACTAAAGGACGTGGGTTTGGTGATGGAAATTCTTAACTAGGAGATTTAAATGGCTTATCCAACCGTTTCAACTCCCTATGGCTTACAGCCAATCAACAGCGTAGACGGCAAACCCTACGCTGGTGCAACCCGTCAATTGCCAATTGCAAGTACTTATAACACTGCAATTTTTAACGGGGATATTGTGACTGTAGTTGATGGGGGTACTATTGCGTTATCAACCGTTGCGGCTGACTCTACAACTTCTGCGGCTGATTACACTTATGGTGTATTTATGGGTGTTCAGTACACCAACGCACAAGGTCAAACAGTTCAAGCTCAGTACTACCCAGGTAATGCTGCTGCGACATCTGCTATTGCCTATGTTGTTGACGATCCAATGGCTGCTTTTAAAGTAGCTGTTGTACACGCAAATAGCGTTGTAACTACTGTTAACCAAAGCGTTGTAGGTATTAACATGGCAGTCCAACAAGAGTCACCACAAGGTAACACTACTACTGGTAATTCTTACACTGGCGTTCTTGTTCCTACCAACAATCTTGGTAATGCAGCAACCCTGCCAGTACGTTGTGTTGCCGTAGTTCCAGAAACTGCTACTAGCGCAACAGCCTTCACTGAAGTTATTGTGAAGTTGAATAACCCACAAATACTCCGTGCAACGGGTATTGATTACGCTGCTTAAGGAGCATATAAATGGCTATTTCACGCGCACAACTACTTAAAGAGTTGCTCCCAGGCTTAAACGCTTTGTTCGGTTTAGAGTACAAACGTTACGGCGAAGAGCATAAAGAGATCTACGAAACTGAGAAATCAGAGCGTAGTTTTGAAGAAGAAACCAAGCTGTCCGGCTTCTCTGCTGCACCAGTCAAAAACGAAGGTTCTGCCATCGCTTATGACAATGCACAAGAGGCATTTACAGCTCGCTATAACCACGAAACCATTGCCCTCGGCTTCTCCATCACTGAAGAGGCAATCGAGGACAACTTGTATGACAGCCTATCTGGTCGTTATACCAAGGCTTTGGCTCGTGCTATGGCTTACACCAAGCAGGTTAAATCTGCGGCTGTATTGAACAACGGCTTCACCAATTCCAGCCAGTATTACGGCGGTGACGGCGTGCCTCTGTTCTCTACTTCACATCCGTTGGTTTCTGGTGGTGTTAACAGCAACCGTCCTTCCACTAATGCTGACTTGAATGAGACTTCGTTGGAAAACGCAGTTATTCAAATTGCAGCTTGGACAGACGAGCGTGGCTTGCTCATCGCAGCAATGCCCCGTAAGTTGGTCATCCCACCAGCACTACAGTTCGTTGCAACTCGTTTACTTGAGACTAACCTCCGTGTTGGTACCAATGACAACGATGTCAACGCATTGAAAAACAATGGTTCGATCCCAGAAGGTTACGCAATTAACCACTATTTGACCGACACCAATGCTTGGTTTTTGACAACTGATGTACCTAACGGCATGAAGCACTTTGAGCGTATGCCTTTAAGTAACTCAATGGACGGAGACTTTGATACTGGTAACGTACGTTACAAGTCTCGTGAGCGTTATTCGTTTGGCTGGTCTGATCCACTCGGAATGTTTGGTTCACCAGGAGCCTAAAAATTGGGGGGAGAAATCCCCCCTTTTTGTTTTGTTTGTAGTAAGATTTCAATATAGGGTAATTAGTCTGTCAAACTGCTTCCAACCCTAAAGCAGACGCATACACGATTGATAGGCTGAACTTTGTATGAAGGACAATTTATTATGGCACTAGCAACTACCTCAGCCGTATGGCGCTCCACTGGTGGAGATCAAACACGCACTGCAGAAGCAGGCTCCATGGTTATGGCAGTCCCTTTCTATATTGCAAATACTGCGGCAACCGCAAACGTACTTAACGTTTCTGGCGGATCAGCTTTAATTCTTCCTGCTAACGCAGTTGTAACTGAAGTTATTGTTTCTAGCGGTGGCGGTGGTAATGCTACAGCTAACGTAGGGTTTACCCCACTAATTGGCGTTGGTCCTGGTCAAACTACTACGCTTGGCAGCAACGTTCCTACTGGTTTTGTTTCTGCTGGTAACGTATCTGCTCGTACAGTATTTATTGTTGGCGGTTCAGGTGGCGGTGCTTCTTTGGGTAATGCAGCTAATGCAACTAACTTAGTTGTTGTTACTAATACTCAAGGTGCTGCTAATGCAATTGCTGGTGTGGTAAGCGGAAGAATCATCTATCACGTAGCTGATACTGGCGCAGAAAACGTCTAATAGGAGGCTCTTATGGGCATGCAATATGACGTAAGTTCAGCGGCTAATACCGTTAGTACAACGTATGTAAATGGGCCAGTACGTTTAAAAGCCGTGTACTTTACTGGTACAGCTAATGCGGGTTCGGTTACGTTTAAAGATGGTGGAGCTTCTGGCGATACAAAGCTAACACTTCAATCTATTGCTAACGCAACTGCACCAACATATATGTTGATTCCAGGTGAAGGTATTCGATTTAGCACTACTTTATACGCTAACTTGACTAACGTAGCTGCGTTAACAGTAATTTATGGCTAAATCCCCTGCATGGACTCGCAAAGAGGGTAAGAACCCTGAAGGTGGCTTAAATGCTAAGGGGCGAGCTTCGTACAACGCAGCCAATCCTGGTAAGCCTGGGCTTAAACGCCCACAGCCAGAAGGTGGTTCAAGACGTGACTCGTTCTGTGCCCGCATGAAAGGCATGAAGAAAAAACTAACCAGCGCTAAAACCGCTAACGATCCAGACAGCCGCATCAACAAGTCCCTACGGGCTTGGAACTGCAAAGAAGGCGGATCAGTTCGTGGTGGCGGGTGCGAAGTTCGTGGCAAGACTAAAGGACGGATGGTGTAATGGAACAATTATTTTTAATTGGCTGGTCTGCCCTACTAACGGCGTTTATCGCTGTAATTGGATTTGTTGCTAACGAAAAAAACACAAAGCTAAAAGAGCTTGAGCAGTCATTAATTAATACTAAATTGGAGGTAGCTCGTGAAAACGTTACTCAAGCAGAAATTGATAAACTTAAAGAACACGTTGACCAACGTTTTAACCGGCTTGATTCAAAAATTGACCAGCTTATTCAAGGCAAAATAAATGCCTAGTACTAGCAAGAAGCAACATAATTTTATGGCTGCGATAGCTAAAAATCCATCGTTTGCCAAAAAAGTAGGTATCCCTCGCTCTGTTGGTGAGGAATTTTTAACTGCCGACAAAGGCAAAACTTTTAAAGAAGGTGGGACTATGAAAAAAGCAAATCCGTTTATGGAAATGATTGCAAAGAAAAAAGAAGCTGCCGCTAAAAAGCCAGCTAAAGCGGTTGCAATGCCTATGAAAAAAGGTGGCAAAGCAAGCGCTCCTAAGAAGATGATGAGCGGCGGTATGGCTAAAAAGAAAAGCGGAAAGGCTTGCTAATATGAAACATTCAGATATTGCTAAAGATATGCCCATGATGAAAAAAGTAGCTTCGGCTGCTGTTAAAGGGCATGAAAAGAAAATGCACAAGATGGCTGGCGGTGGCGTAACCCGTGCTGATGGGTGCGTTATGAAGGGTCATACCAAAGGCAAGATGGTTAAGATGGCGGGCGGCGGAAGTTGCTAAATGCCAAGTTCTCGTGTTAACCCCATTTCTCCCGCTGCTCAATTAGATTTGGGCTTTGGTACTACCCCTAAGCAAGTACAAAAGGGTAGAGCAGCAGATCCGGGGTATAAGGAAGTACACGAGAAATATAACCCACCAGAGAAAGACCAGAAAGCTAAAGCTGCTGAAAACAAAGAGTTTGAAGACAAACGCCAGCAAAGAAGTAAGTTAATACAGCAGACGGAAATGGCTAAGATTAACGAAATCTTTGAGCGATCTAAAGGGGGTGGCGGTGCTGCTGGTATCCCTAAGACTGGTAAAAAGCCCTATGACTTTAAGAAGGGCGGTAAGGTTAGTGCATCATCCCGTGCTGACGGCTGTGCTGTACGGGGTAAGACTAGAGGACGGATGGTATGAAAAAAGATGAGTTGCCACAAGATATGGTGGATCGCCTTACACGGGAAGAAAACGAAGCTAACCCTATGGTTAAGCTGCGTGACAAAATTTTTGGAGCTGAGAAAACTAGCAGCGGTCCATATAAAGGCACATACAACCCCGATAAAAAGCGGGGTGAGTTGTTAAAAGACGGCGTGTCTACTGGCGAATATTTCCCAGATAAAAAAGGTCTTTTTAAAGATACCTCCGGTATGGAAGGCGCTAAAAAACGTGCATCTGAACTTAATAAAGAACCAGTAAAGAAAGCCAAAGGCGGTATGGTTTCGTCTGCATCTAAGCGTGCTGACGGTTGCGCTGTCAAAGGTAAAACCAAAGGACGCATGGTATGAGAGCCAGCCGTGGTATGGGCGCTGTAATGCCTAGCAAGATGCCGGGTAAGAAAATTATTAAGCGCAAGGACAATCCTGACGATGTGGATATGTACGCCAAGGGTGGTAAGGTTGGCGGTAAAGGCGGCAAAGGCGTTGTTGTTACTAAGGGTGGCACAGCTTCAGCCATGGCAAAGAAGTTATTACAGAAGCCAGGATCCTTGACTGCGGCTGATATGTACGCAGAAGGCGGTAAAACGTCTAGCGTTAACAAAGCGGGTAACTATACCAAGCCTAGTATGCGCAAATCGTTGTTTGAAAGCATTAAAGCATCGGCTGTACAAGGTACTGGAGCAGGTCAATGGTCGGCTAGAAAAGCACAACTGTTGGCTAAAAAGTACAAAGCAAAAGGCGGCGGGTATAAATAATGCCGTTTATCTGGGACTGGATTTGGGAGAAATTAAGTGGCGTTAGCAAAACCGCAACGGAGCCTCAAAGCGTGGGGCGACCAGAAATGGACAACCAAGTCGGGCAAGAAGTCGTCCGAGACAGGAGAGCGGTACCTGCCAAAAAGAGCAATACAGGCGCTAAGCCCAGCCGAGTACGCAGCAACAACGCGAGCAAAGCGGGCGGGAAAAGCAGCGGGAAAACAGTTCGTACCGCAGCCCCCAAAGGTAAAAGCAAAAGTAAAACCGTACAGAAAGGTTAAATAAAAGATGACCGTAGTTGCCAATGCAACATTTAATCTTGACCTATCGGAGATGGTCGAAGAAGCGTTTGAGCGTTGTGGCTCAGAGCTTCGTTCTGGTTATGATTTAAAAACTGCAAGACGCTCTCTTAACCTGTTATTTGCTGACTGGGCAAACCGAGGCATTAACTTATGGACGATTGAGCAAGGGCAGATCCCGTTAGTTCAAGGCACAAGTGCTTATGACTTGCCGCTTGATACTGTAGATTTGATTGAGCACGTTATCCGTACCAACCCTGGGGTGCAAAACACTCAGGCAGACTTAACAATCTCACGCATTTCTGTATCAACATACGCTACAATCCCCAACAAGTTGCAGCAAGCTCGCCCTATTCAAGTATGGATAAATCGTCAGTCTGGTGCTACGTACGCAGGTACAAGCACTTCTACCCCGCCAGCAGGCGTTAATGCCCCTCAAATTGTTGTCTGGCCTACTCCAGACCAAGGCACTGCCCTAGACCCATATTACACCTTTGTTTACTGGCGACTACGCCGTATTCATGACGCAGGCAATGGCGCTAGCACAATGGACATACCGTTTCGTTTTTTAACTTGTTTAGTTGCTGGTCTAGCTTATTACTTGTCAGTTAAGCTACCAGAGGCTAAAGATAGGATTGGATTATTAAAAGCACAGTATGACGAGGCTTGGGAGTTTGCGGCTACAGAAGACAGAGATAAGTCGCCTGACCGCTTTGTGCCACGTCGAATGTATATCACCTAGAGTTAGTCATGCCAAATACATTTGCATCTGGTAAACGTGCTATATCGCAGTGTGATCGCTGTAACTTTAGATTTCAGCTTAAAGAGCTGCGTATTGAGATTATTAAGACTAAGCCATATCAGTTGTACGTTTGTAAAGCATGCTGGGATCCTGACCATCCTCAGTTGCAATTGGGTATGTACCCCGTTGAAGACCCGCAAGCGTTGCGTAACCCAAGACCGGATAATACGTACTATCAAGCGGGATATACAGGTTTGCAATTAAACCAGAATGCGGGGTCAACGGTTGATGGGTTTGGTGATCAAACAATGGGCAGCAGAATTTTCCAATGGGGGTGGAATCCCGTTGGGGGCGGGTCAAACTGGCCTCAAACGCCAAATGACTTGGTTTCTGGCGTAGTTTTAGGTACAGTTACGGTAACGATAACATAGGAGAAAGACATGTTTAAAAAAGGCGCAGATGGTGTAACTAAAAAAGGTAAAACCAAGGGCACAAACCTAGGTGATACAGGCTCAAGCGTGGGTATTCAAAAAGGCGCAGCTAAAATGGCTAAGGGTGGCGTAACTAACGAAAGCCTAAAAGCTATGGGTCGCAACATGGCTCGTGTGGCTAACCAAGGAATGATGCGCAAGAGCGCAGGAAGGGGTCGATAATGCCTAAGTACAGCATGAAACGTGATGGTAAAGAGGTCGGTCCAGCATCTGTGTATGCTGAGCCACACACCATGGATGGTAAAAAAGTAACTGTTGCTGGTGCTATTAAAGATACATCCGGCGCTAAAGTTATGGATGATCTTGATATTTCTGTAGGTAAGCTAAGCAAAAACCTTGGTAAAGGCGTAAAGACATCTGGTATTGAAACTCGTGGTAATGGCGCTGCTACTAAAGGACGTATTGCTAGAGGACCAATGGCATAATGAACTACGCTCAGTTAACGCAAGCGATTATTGATTACACCGAGTCTTCTGAACAGGCCTTTGTAGACAATATTCCGCTGTTTGTCCAACAATGTGAAGAGCGGGTTTATAACGCCGTTCAGATCCCAGCTATTCGTAAGAATCAGACTGGCAACTTTACACAGGGCGACAAATATCTTGCGTTACCTAGCGACTACTTGGCATCGTTTTCCATGGCGGTCATATTGGCTGATGGGTCTCAAGAGTTTTTAATTGATAAAGATGTTAACTTTATTCGTCAAGCCTACCCAAGCCCAACAGACGAGGGCACCCCTCGTTACTATGCTCAGTTTGAGCCGTATACGTACATTATTGGTCCGACTCCCGATCAAAACTACAATGTAGAACTGCACTACTACTATTACCCACAGTCTATTGTTATTGCTGGGACATCTTGGTTAGGTGATAATTTTGAAACTGTATTGTTGTATGGTTCGTTAAGAGAAGCCGTGATCTTCCAAAAGGGGGAGCAAGACATGGTTAGTTACTACGAAGCCAAATACCAAGAATCCTTAGCGTTACTCAGAGAACTGGGTGATGGTAAAGATAGAAGAAGCGCATACCGTGATGGACAACTTAGGCTGCCTGTACCTGGACCTGTTAGATAATTTTTAGGAGCAAAAAATGGCAATTACCCAAGCAATGGCGACAAGTTTCAAGGTTCAAATCTTGAATGGTCAGCATAATTTTTCAGCAAACACATTTAAATTAGCGCTGTACACCAGCTCTGCTAGTTTGGATGAGAACACCACTGCGTATACAACTAGCAATGAAGTAGCTTCAGCAGGTAACTATTCTGCTGGTGGCAATACTTTGTCTGTTAGCGTAACCCCAACAAATACTGGTAACGTAGCTTTTATCTCGTTTACTAATAGCTCTTGGGCAAATGCAACGATTACTGCTAATGGCGCTTTGATTTATAACGCTAACTTAGCAAACGCTGCTGTATGCGTATTAGCTTTTGGTGGTGATAAGACATCGACTAATGGTACATTTGCAGTGAACTTCCCAACTGCGGATGCAAGTAACGCTATTATTCGTTTGACCGCTTCGTAATTAGGAGAGCCTTATGGCTTTGATTCTAAAAGATAGGGTTAAAGAATCCAGCTCTAGCTCTGGCACAGGCAATATTACGCTTGGTGGTGCATTTCCTGGCTATCAAACGTTTAATGCCGCTATAGCTAATGGTTCTACCGTTTATTACACAAT